CGTTGACGCTCTGCCCGGCCTTGAGCAGGCTGTTCGTGGTCGTCGACAGCGAATTGACACCGGCGATCAGGGTCGTCAGGTCGGCGAAGCCGCCGGCCGCTTCGGTGACGACGCCGCCGCCACCGCCTCCGCCGCCGCCAACGGACGCGCAGTTGCCGCCGGACCTGAAGTTGCAGAGGGTGCCGTCGCTGTTTTCGATGACGGCTGGCGTCGGCTCAACGCGAGAGCCGTCCGAGCGCATTGGGCCGTTCGGAAGCGCTTGGGCGAAGACCTGGCCGCACAGTAGGGCCAGCGCGGCAGCGAGCGCTATCGCGCGAATAGATCGATGCATGGGGACCTCGCGGGAGGAAGGTGACTTGGGTTCGGTCGATCGCGGGCAACGGCGCGATCGACCCACTACGGGCGCGCCGAAATTCACGGCCGGGGCGGGGCCGGGCTCAGTCCTCGACGTCGTAAGACAGGTTGATCGAGGCCTCTGCTGTCGCCCCGCCAGCCCCCTCGTCGGTGACGATGACACCCAAGGTGATGCTGAGAACGACATCGCTGCCGGTGTGTCCGCTTACAGTAGGGTTAGCTGTGGTCGCTCCCGTGAGAACCGGTGTTCTGCCGTCATTGAGTATGATGGACCATTCATAGGTCAGCGGTCCGGTCGCGCCCGTCGTGGTGACGGAGATATCGCTCCAGGTGTGGGTCGGCGATGAGCCCGCCGGCACGGCGAGGAGCGCATCCGGGCAAACGATGGTCGCGGTGAAAGCGACGGCCGGCCAGAACTGAGCGACGCCGCCGCCGGCGACACCGATCCACGCCGCCACCCAGGCGGCATTTCCACTCGCCGTTCCGATGGTCAGCGCGACGGCCGACGCCTCGCCGGTCGCGGTTTGGACGGTCAGCGATTTCGGCATCTAGGCGTGCTGGATGTAGATCTCGCCCTCGGCGAGGGTGCCGGGAGGGCCGGACGTGCCGTAGGTGATGCGTCCGGAGTTCGCCGTTGGCGAGCCGGTCAGACCCTCTACGCGGGGCGTCGGGTGGCCGTTCTGGGCGATCGGGAGCGTCCCGTTCACGCCCACGTTGCCGGTGAAGGTGTCTCCAGCCTTATTGGCGGGCGTGAAGCTCAGCGCCGTCGTGACGTCGCTGCTCGTGAGCGTGACCGCCCCGCTGCGGGTATTAAAGGTCAGCACCGCGGTCTCGAGCGGGGTGTAGCCGAGCGCCTCGTCCACATCCCCGGCCGTCAGGGTGATCACTCCGGTGCGCCCTTCGAAGGATAGAACCGGTGCGTCGGCGGCGATCGCGTTGCGAAGATTGGTCACGAATTCCGACAAATTGCCGTCGTCGAGGACGTTGATGTCAAGGACCTCGGCGATGAAGTTGGCGACGGCCGCCGCGACGAAGGTGGACTGGCGCCAGGCCTTGTTGCACTTCTGGGATGACGCCACGCCGGACACGAACCCGGTCGCGGTCGCGCTATCCGCCGCATAGGCCGTCTGGCCCTCGACGTTCGCACCGGAACCGGTGGCGAACGGGATGAAGTCGATCTCCGGCATGCCTGATCCTTAAGGTCCGATTTGCTGGACGGCCGCCGGCCGGAAACCGACAAGCTGTTCAGTCAGTAGGGCTTTGACGATGGGGGGTGGCGGTGTGCCGGTGAGGGCCACCGTGATCGTCATGTTGCCGTTGTCCGCGATGGTCACGCCCGACGGAGTGAGCAAAGGCTCCAGGGCGTCGTAAGCCTCCTCGACCGACCCATCCCACCCGTTGGCGACCACCTGGGCGCGGAGCAGGATGCGGTAGATGTCGTCCGGAAGGGACTCGATCCCGGTGGAGGGGTCGAAGGGGCCTTGCCAAACACCTTGATCGAAGCCGACCCCCGAGATGTCGAAGCTGAAATAGACATTCACAATGGGGACGCCGATCTTCCGGCTACGCCCGATCCATTCGCCGGTCTTATCGAGCTGATCCCCGACCGCGACATCGAGATCGAAGAGGCCCGGCATGGATCGCAGGACCACGACGGTGTCGACCAGGGGCTGGACCGAGACCGCGACGGAGGCCATGAACCTCGGCTTGTCGCGGTGTTCCGATGTGATCAGATCGGCGACGAGGACGGGAATCGGAACATCGAGGGTTTCGGAGGTGGCGAGCTCATCTCCGGCCGCGTCTACCGCGAGGGCGTCACCCTCGGCATCGGCGCCGACCGCGAGAACATCGATGAAGGACATGCGGGCCTCAGTTGATCAGCCCGTGGGCGCGCAAGGCCTGCTCGATGGCGAGCAGGCGCTGTGCTGTGGCGGCGGCGGCATCATCGGTCGCTTGGGCCGCCGTCTGGCTGTAGGTCGCGCCGTAGGTTTGGCCGGCGTAGGCCGCAAACGCGCCCTTGTTGGCGGTTCCGGTACCGGCGGTGAAGCCCGTTACACGGGGGCCGACGACCTGATTGCCGGAATTGTAGACGGCGGCGAAGGTGGCGATGCCGTTGGCCGAGGTGATCCGCCACGTCTCCGATCCGGCGGCGTAGCCTTTGAACAGACCGTTATTGTCAATGCCCCACGAAAGAGTCGTTTCGGCATCGGTATAGGCCACGATTTGGGCGCCGAAGTTCAGCCGGATCGCGGAACTCCCGGCACTGGAGTTGACCGACATATCTACCACGCATTGGGGCGTCGTCTGGACGTCGTAAAGGCAGAAGAATTGGTCACCGGCGGTGGACGGGTGAAGGGACAGGCTTTGGAAGTTGAGCGCGCCGATCGATGCGTCGATAAGTCCGGTCTGCGTTAGCCCCCCGTCGCTGTAGAGACGTATGGCCTGGGCGTTATAAACAGCAATCGGGCCACTGAAGATGTTGGCGTTGTTGCTGATGTTCTGGGTTTGTGAGCCGCTGTGATAGTCACGCACATTGCAACCATTGAGCGCGGGCTCGTACAGATACATTCCGGCAAACAGAGGGTTGGTGAAGTCGCATCCCTGAGTGCTGGCGGCGATATTGATGTCCCACACGATCGGCAGGCAACCATGGGTCCCGTCGTTGTAAGAGCCGAACGCCCAGGATGATCCGCTGATCGTACATGCGGATGGGATCGCGCTCCCCGCCTCCCAATCCGTTCCGAGGCTGGTGAACGCCTGCGCGTTGAGGGTGTAGCTCCCATCGGCGATATACATGCCCGCTGGCGTCCCGCCCGTGGCCGCCCACAAAGCCTGGGTCGTGGGGTAGAAGCCGAGCAGGTTGGTCACGCCGGGCGCGATGTAGTGGACGGTCGTGACGCCCGCTGAATAGATCGGCTGAACAGCGCCGCCGATGGTCGTGACGCTGGCGCATTGTTCCGCGTTCAGCGCTTTGATGTCGGGATTGATCAGGGTGATCGTGGTCGGGTTGTTCGTCCCGTTGCCAAGGCAGTAGACTGCGGCGCCCTGCACATGATCGAGCAGGGTCGTGTAGGCGCCCGGCCCGAACTTCCAACTCGTCTTGCCAGTGTCGTTCAGCACCCGGACGTGGTGATACTCGGTATCGTATTCCTGCCCATGGGAGAAGCCGACGCTCCCAACGGCCATATTGACCATGTCGAGGTCGAGGTCGGCAAACTTGACCCCGGTCACATAACCGCTGAAGGGCGCGCCGTCGATCCGAATGGCCGGGTTCACCCCGGCGTCGGGGCGGATGACGCATTTGCCGGGCGTGGAGGCGGTCGACGTGCCAGGATCCCCGGTAGCCCCCGACCCGACCACTTCAAGGCCAGAGGCGGACGGCGCGGTCAGTACCAGGGTAGCAGTCGTCCGGTAGACCCCGTTGCACGACACCTTCGTCCCGGCGTTGAGCGCCGCCTGCACCCCGGAGGTGTCGTCGGCGATGGCATCGCCCTTCGCGGCGTAATCTCCAAACGAGGGACTGATGAAGAGTCGCAACTGCGACACCGTCGTACCATTCAGGTTCGGCGACGTCGGCGACTGAATCGGAATGAGGTCGTTCGCCGCAAACGTCCCGATTCCCGGCAGCGCCGTCAGCGGTACCGCTGACGCAAGCGCGGCCACCGGCGCAAGGGCGGCGCAAAGAGCGCCAAGCAAGGACGCGGGGATGGATCGCTTCATGGGCCTCAGCTCACATTGATGTCGACGTCGGCTAGGGCCAGGCCGGCGGTCTGGTTGAACGGGATCGTCACGTCGGACGTCCCCTGGGTATTGCCGTGAAGCGCGACCGTCAGGGAGGTGATCTTGTAGGTCGATGTGAGCGTCGGGTCTGGCAGGATGGTCGCGCCGGCGAGGTTGAAATAGTTGACCGGCGCTCCAATCGGCAGCCCGTCGACGAAAGCCTGAAGCGCGGCGACGACGGCCGATCCGGTCGAGGCGGCATAGCCCGGAAGCGACTGGAGGGCGATGTCCACGACAAGTCGCGCTTGGCCGGTGATCGAAAAAGAGACCGTTTTGGCCACGCCGTTGCGGTCGGTAATGACCTCGCTGACCGAGCCCCAGGTGCCGACGCCAAGGATTTTCGAGCCGATGGTCTTCGCGATTTGCTGAACGTCGCCCCCCGTCACCACAAGGTAAATCGAATGTGGCGGCGCTCCGTTGGCGTCGGTCGTCGCCGTGTCGTTCTCGAACGGCCTGACCTCTGTTACGCCGGGAAGGTTCGCGACCGCGGCCGTCACCGCCTCGAGCGGCGTGAGCGCAGGCAATGACGTCGAGGCGGCTTGGCGCTGTCTCAGAGCATAATCACTCTCGACAGGAGAGCCGGGCGTAGCGTCGGCGGAACTGGCCGCGCTCTGCCAGCCGCGCGTCGGGGTGAGGATGGTCGAGATCGAGCCCAAGGGCGCCGAAATCGCCCCGGCCGTGGTGCATGTCGCCGTGACCGTGATCTCGCCCTCGGGCGGGATGGTGACGCTCGCCGGAAGCGCCCAGACGTTGCTGTTCTCGTCGCCGACAGAGGCGCCCGTGATCACCGTGCCAGCCTGGCCCACGATGAGGACCGGGGCGGTCGAGTTCGTCGGGACGTTACGGGCGAGGCCGTTGATCTTCACGACGCTGGAGAGCCCTGCCCCCTGCGCGAAGGCCGGCGAATAGGCGTTGTAGACCGCGAGCGCGGCAGCGTTGACCTGGTTGAAACCCTGGGCCAGCACGGCGAGCCACTGTCCGTCCTGCGAAGAGTCGTCGAGCACGACGTCGGAGCCGTAGATCGCCTGATAGCTGGCCTGGAGGCTCGCCAGGATATCGGCATAGACCGGGGCGCTGGCGCCGGTTGGACCGATGGTGACAGCCAGGGTCGCGAGGGGATAGGGGCCGCTCATGCGCTCTCCCTCAGAGGGTGACGGAGATCGGGGCGGCCCCGTAAAGGGTTTGGACCTGGGCGGTGACGGTGAAGGCGCGACCTTGGACCGAGCCCGAATAGGCGGTGATCGCGGTCACCCCCGGCGTTCCCAGGATCCTGCTCTTGATTGCGGCGTCACGGGTCGGGCCTGTATTGGCGCCCAGAATGTCCCCGATCCAGGGTGTCCCGTCGGAGCTGTCGAGAAACCACTCGCCGACGGAGAGCTTCAGCCGGGTCATCACGAGTTGGGCGACCGCTTGGGGCGAGTTGACCAGGAAGTTCGCCGAACCCTGGCCGAACTGCATGTCGCCTGACGGATCGAGGGCCCTGACGCGAATGGCGGCCTCCTATCCTGTCGGCGCCTCGGTATCGGCCGAGCCAGCGGTGACGCCCGGATGGACGTGGTTTTTCAGCGAGATCGAGCCGGTGACGACATCCGCGTCCGACGTGATCTGGCCGGTGACATGCAACGTCCCGTTGATCGTGACGTCGGCATTGATCGTGGCCCCGCTGGGCGCGGTGATGGTGACTGCCTTGCCCGCTGGATCGAGCTCGACGAAGGTGTCGCCGGCGTCGTTGCGGAGTTGCGCCCGGCTCGTTGAAAGGTCGTTGATCTTCCGCGGCTGTGAGCGAACCCCTGGCAGGACGAAGCCGTCCGACAGGTCATGCATCCGGGCTTCCATCGGCGGCTGCGAGCCGCCCTGCTGCCACCAGGCGTCGATGCAGCGCGAGGCGAAGACGACAAGGCACTCGTCGCCCGCCTGGATCGGAAAGGTCAGGGTAACGCCGCCGCCGCCCGGAAAGACGACCGGGCAGTCCACAAGCAGGGGCAGATCGACGAACGACGTCGCGCCTTTCTGAGTGGTCACCCGGCCCTTGACGGCCGGCTGGACCTCGCACGTCATCGCATCTGGATCGAAGCTCTGGATCAGGCCCGGCAATGCGGTCCACAGCCGGGTCTGGCGGCCGTCGAGAGCGGCCCGCATGACCTCGAAAGGGTCGGCCGCCCGTTCACGCTGATCCATCAGCTATAGCCCCGATTGACCAGGGCCGGCGTCACCGCCTCGCTTGCGGCGATGGTGATCATGTCGGTGTACCACTCGTTGCCCCGGGTGTCTCCGGTGAACTCGGCGAGGATGATGCGGTAGAGGCCGTCGTCGGCGATTGAGGGCAAAAAGGCGTTCTGATCGACGCCGTTGATGCCGAGACTGAGCGTCGCATGCTGGATCGACTTGTTGTCGATCTTCACGCGCAGGCCCGGATAGACCTTGGGGTTCAACAGGGAACGGACCTTGATGCCCTCGTTGGTCTGTTCGGGGAAACCGATCATGCCGGAGGCGGAATTGAGGACGATCGCTTCGTCGGGGAGATAACCCCCGATGGGGATCAGTTGCAGTTGGCCGCCTTGAACGCGCCAATAGGTGTCGGTCGAAAAGGCGAGGTCGCGGAGGTGATCGCGAGCCATGCCATAGAAGACGCGGCCCCTTGGCAGGGCCGAGCTTGGAAGGTCGGGAGTGTAGCCCGGCGAGACGCCGTCCATCGCGCCGCCGAGCGCCTGGAAGCGATCCTTGTAGGTCGAGCCCTTCGCCATCGTCTGGTTCACGATGGAGAAGCATCGGGCGGCGTCGGCCTCGGCCGCGATGATCTCGATGTACGAGTTGGCGGCATCCTCGCGACCGCGCCGGACCTGCACGATGGTGCCGTCGAAGATCGCGCCATAGGCGCCGGTCTGGTAACCGGCCTGAAGAACAACCCGCGTGAACTCGCTCTGGACCTGGGCGGCGGTCTGGGCGCTGACGTTGCGGACCCGAATGACCGCCCGCGTCGGGGTGTCGAGATCGTAGGCCTGAACCTGAAACCGGATCGAGAGGGTATCGGCCTGGTCGGGCGCCAGTTCGAGCGCCCCGGCCCCGGAACCGACGATCAGGCTGGTCTTGCGGAGGAAGAGGTCGGACACGTCACCATACCGCGTAGAGGTGGGCGCTGACGCCGAGGTCGGCGTAGGTCGGGGGCGCCGTCGGGTCGTTGTCGGACTGGACGTAGAGCGCGAAGCCGAGCTCGAGGTGGGCGTACTGCGCGAGGAGGTCCGCCCCGGTGACGAGCGCCATGCCGGAGATCACGGGGTTCCCGGCATTGTCCGCGAGGTCGAGGATCCATCCGCCGCTAGGATCGTCGCGCCACAGCACCGTCAGCTGGTAGGTTGTTCCGGCCAGCTTGACCGCAAGAGTCTGGGCGTTCGGCGAGAGCGGGATTTCGTAGGTGCTAGCCATTGGCCGCCGCTGGGGTCACGCCGGTCGGGATCGCCTGCACCGTGCCTTGGCTTACCGGCTCGGCGGTTTGCTGAGGTGACGCCTGAACGCTGGCCGGAGGTAGCGTCGTCGTCTGCGTCGAGACGAGGATGACTTCCTTGAGCGTGATGGTCACCGAGAGTATCGCCTCGGTCTTCTCGTCCGTGGTCTGGGCGAGGCTCTGGATCAGCATGTTCTGGTAGGATCGCTTGCCGGTGACGACATCGATCAGTGTCCGGTTCGCCTGGAGCGCGAGAAGCCGGGCGTAGGTGTCGACGGCATAGCTCTCGCTGCCGCCCCCTTGTGCGCTGGAATTCGACCAGCCGGCGCGCAGCACCAGCTGGGCTGGGTTGCGGTAGGCATGATCGGAGATCGCCGCGCCTTGCTCCACCGGATGCTCGGTGATGGTGAGGGTGTCGGTTCCGGTTTCCTCGATGGTGCAGTCGATGACGATACCGCCGATGGTCCGCTGCGGCGAGAGGGTGATGTTCTCGCTCAAGATGCGGCGACCTTGAGCTGCCGGATCATATCTCCGTTCACCCTCCCCTGCTCGTTCGCCACGGCGCGGCCGGTCGAGGCCGCATCGCCGGCGCCGTGGACATGGACATCGGTCTTTTGGCTGACGTGGACCGCGGCTCCCCCGCTTGCGAGGCGGCTATCTGAAAGGGCCGAGAGCGCCGCGGCGCCGCGCGCGAGATCGCCGGCGAGCCCGGCGCCGGGTCGCATGAAACGGGCGAGATAATTGGTCATCGTCGCCGAAGCTGACCCAGCGCCCAGGACCGAAGCGCCCGCCTGGTCGCCGCCCTGAAGTTCCCAGAGCAGGTACTTGAGCTGTTGATCGAGGGTCGGATTCGGGCCGAATAAACGGAACAGCCGCGCCTTGCGGTCGCCGAGCCATTGGCCGATGCCGAACGCCCCGCTCGTCGGGTTCACCGCATGGGGGTTGAGTCTGCTTTCCGCCGCGATGCCCGCGGTCAGGCCCCGCGACTGCTCGCCGGACAAACCGGCTTGACGGAAGAAGTCCATGACCTGGGCGGCGACGGCGCCGTGGACGGCCTGAGCCCCTTGGGCGATCTGACCGGCGTGGAGAGCCGCCGCGCGGGCCATCGCCGACGCCCCGGCCTTCGTATCCGGCTTGCCGCTGATGACGTCCCATGCCCCACGCAGGGGATCGACGATTCCGGCCAGAAGGCTCTTACCGGCGCCCAGAAGATGGCCTCCCGCCGCGCCAGCGTCGCGGCGGGCGCCGACGGCGTCGCCGTGCCAGAGGTCGCCGAGGATGCGAAAGCCGGAGGCGACGGCGCGCACGGTCTCGGCCATGGTCCGGAGCATGTCGGTGATCTCCGACAGGAAGGTCTTGACGAGGATCTTCATCGCCCCGCCGAAGACCTGGCCGAGTAGCTTCAGGACCGGCGAAAGGGCGTCGGCGAGATCTCCGAAGGCGCTTTGCAGATCGGACACGCCACCGAGCGCGGCGTCGATCTGGTCCGACCATGCCGACCAGTCGATGAACGATGCCGCCCCGCGCTTCCAGGTCTCGAAGTCGCTGATCAGCGCGGTGATCCCGAGCGCTAGTGCGACGACACCGGCGACGACGGGACCGAGCAGAGCTAGAATGGGCGCGAGGACGAGAGCGAGGCCGATCAGCATGGTCGACCAGCCATTCGTCGCGGTGTCGGCCTCTTCGAGCCCCCGGATGACAGCCTCGATAGCCGGCATCACGCCGATCAGCACCCGGTCGGCGACGAGTTGCAGCATCGCAAGGACGTCGCGGACATCGTTCATGAACTTGTGCGAGGCTTCCGCCGCCGCCTGTTGGTCGACACCGAGACGCTTCGCCATCTCGTGGTAGCGGTCGGAGAACTGGTCGCTGTCGCGCATGAGCGCCTGGAGCGTCAGCGCGTCGATCCCGAACCCTTGGGCGATGCGCGCCGCCTGCCAGTACGGCAGGTTCTTCATCGCCTTGCCGAAGTCGTGGACGACATCCGTCATATCGCGAAGATCGCCGGTCGCGGTGCGGGTCTGGACGCCCAGGCTGTTGAGATAGCCCTCGCGCCCCGGGTTCATCCGCAGCGACTCGGCGACGTTCTCCAGCGCCGCTCGCATACCCTTGGCGGTGCCGCCGACCTGGCCGAGGGCGAACTCGGCGGCGTGGATGTTCTCCACCGACGCGTGGATGCGCTGCGAGGCGTAGTAGAGGTCTTCGAACTGCTCGCCGATCTTGACCACCGCGCCGACGACAACCGCGCCGGCCGCCTCCGTCGCGACGGCGAGTTCGGTAACGACCTTCGTCGCGCGCTTGACGCCTTCCTCGAACTTCTTGGCGTCGTCGATCTTGAACCCGAGGGCGACGAGAAATTCCTTGATGATGGTGGAATCGCTCATCGCTTCTCCGCCAGCCTCCGGTCATTCTCAGCCCTGACGTCGAGCGCGTCGTTCATCCTGGCGATGTCTTCGAGGTCGAGGGTGCCGTCCTTCAGGCTCTCATACCGGCACGAACCGGCCAGGACGGGCCGCATCAGCCAGTCCGTGCCCTCGTTCATGGCGATCAGGCGCGGGCCGCCGCTTACTTCGGTAGAGACCGTCGGAACGAAGAAAAAAAACCTTCCAGGTTCTCCTTGAGCACGTTCCAGACGATCTGCAGCATCACGGCGCCGTCAATGTCGTCGAACATGAAGACGCCCGGCGCGGTCATCACCTTCTGCCAGCCCCGGTCGCCCTCGACCTTACGGGAGACCGTGGCGAGGCTCGCGTTCATGATGGCCTCGACATCCGCGTCCGGCAGACGCGCGAGGGCTTCGAGGCCGGGGCCGAGGTCCGCGGCCGCAAGCACCTCGAGACCACCTTCCGGACCGCGAGCGGCTTGCGCCATCTGGGAGAGATTGCCGAACCCCGCGACGATCGGCGCGAGCTTGCGGAGGACGTTGGCCTGGGCGAAGGCGTTCATCCTGGCCGTGCGGTAGGTCTGGCCCGCGACCGCGAATGTGTCGTCGCTCATCGCGCGGGTGACCCCGTGCCCAGCTGCATGGTGAGCTTGCCGACGTTGAAGACCCATTCGTTCATCGGCCCGTCCTTGGAGTAGCCGACCGTGGGAAACTTCGCGAACGCGGCCTGACGGCCGACGTGGCTGTCGCCCCGCGCGATGTCGTTGCCGGTGATCACGTTCTGACCATGGTTGGCCGAGGACGTGGTCTGGAAGTGGTAGAGCTGGGACAGCTGCTGGTTGACCGGGGAGGTCTTCAAGAGTCGGATCGTGATCTTGCCTGCCTTGCCGGCATGCAACGAGTGCATCGCCTCGCCGTCGGCGCCGACGGTCATCGTGTCCTTGTCTTCTTCCATCTCGAAGGTGATACCCTCCTCGGCGACACCGGCGTCGGAGCCGATGTTGAAGGAACCGCCCGGCCCGGAGATCGAGGCCTTGAAGTCGAGAAAGCTATAGGTCTGCTGGGTCATCGGTCAGCTCTCAGCGATTGAATGTCAGGGCGACGTTGGCGGTGTCGGTCGCGCCCGCGAATTTAGCGGCGACCTGGAACCCCACCGACTTGCGGGCGGCGCGATCGGGCGTCGACTGAAGGGCGATCGGCGGCTGGTAGACGTAGTAGCCGGTCGGCATGAAGTCGCCGAGCGCGAGCTGGCCGAAGCCGCCCGAGGTCCACACCCCCGGCGCCACCAGACCGTTGACCACGCTCTGATCGAGCGCGGAGGTCGCGGCGTTGGTGATCAGCGCCTGGCCCGCGTCGGTCTGGGCGACCTTCGTCCCCACGCCCACGAAGAGGTTGAATACGTTGGTCTGGATCGCTCCGGCGAGCCAATCGGCGCCAGTGATCTCGTCCAAGTAGGCCGGACCAGCCATGACGCCCGCTTCGAGAATCGCCACCCCGTTGGCGTAGGTTGCGCAATAGTTGCAGCGCTTGGCGTCCAGCGCGGAGGCCTGAGCCGCCGTGAGGCTCTCGGGAACGATGCCGGGCAGGCTCTGGTACATATAGTTGATCGCGGTTTTCGAACCCTGCCAGTTCACCGTGACCATGCGGCCCATGACGGCGCACACCGCATAGGGATCGGTCGAGGAATACAGCACGAAGGTGCGGGTATACCCTGCCGCCATCAGAGCCGACGCAATGTCTGTGGTCAGCGCGCCGTTCGGAGCCGCCGCCTCCTGGGTGGTCACGAAGTAGACGTGCGGATTGACCGCGTCGGCCTGGACGTAGGCGGCGATCGCGAGGTGATCGGCATCGGCCACGGCCGGCGACACCACGCTGAGACCGTAGAAGTAGGTGGCCAAGCCATCGAGGGCCTGGACCGCGGCGATCGCGGTCTCGGCGGCTTGCCCGGCGACGAGGCGAGCCCCTGTCGCCTGAGTGAGACCCAACAGCGTGGCGATGTTGGTCCCGGCTCCTGGCGTCCCCGGAAAGGCGAGGGTCGAGGCCGAGCCGGTGGTGCCGGAGGTGATGGTGAAGTTCGACCCGTTCCAAGAGCAGACCGCACCGCCGCTCAGGGCGGCGGTGACCGCGGCCGCCACGGCGTTGAGGTTCGATGCGGCCGCGAAGCTCAGTCCGGTGAGAGCTTGGACGGTCCCGTTGATGGTCACCGTCAGCGAGCCGCTCGTGATCGCGGTAAAGGCGCCGAGGGCTTGCGCGGCGGGCGCCAGGGCGCCCCCGATAAGCAGCCCACTTGTCGCGGTCTGGGCCCATCGTCCAATGAAGAGCTGCGTCGGAGACGGCGTCGCGGCGAAGAAGTCGACCGCCGCGAGATATTCCGGAGCGGTGGCGCCGAAATCGGCCGCGACCGCGCTGATCCCCGAATAGCTCCGCAGCCGCTGGCCGACGTCGATGACGTTGGACGAGCCGAGGATCAGGGCGGAATTGACGTTGGCGTATTGAGCGCCGGAACTGCTGATCGTGTAGGCGACATTGATCAGCCTCGAAACGGGCAGGCCTTGGCTCATGGAAGCGTCTCCGCAAGAGGTAGGGTTTGGCCGTTGTCTCGGGCCAGGATTCCGCCGAAGGCAGCGAGGTCGAGAACCGGGAAGACGCGGGTGATGGCGCGCCGGACGGTCAGGGTGATGTCGTAGCGATTGAGCCAGAGGCTCTTGACGAGCTCGGGCGCGCGGGTGGCGGGGCCGACCGAGATCAGGCCCATTCCCGCGAGGAAGAGCGGCTCGCGGTTCTGGGCGATCTTCATGCCGTCGCGCAGGATACCGGCGTTCGCCTTCGCGGCGGGGCCGTAGAAGCTGGCGAGGACCAAAAGGGTTTCATGGGTGGTGAGCTGATCCTGGCCGGCACCCCCGACCTCGGCATGACCGACGAAGGGAAAGTCGTCGGCGGACGCCGTGGGCATGACGCCGATCGAGGCCCAGTTGGTCCCGGCCGGGGGAAGGTTGGGCGGCGCCTGCTGGTAGCGCGGGAAGACCATAATTCCGGAGAGCCCGGTGACGCCGCACACCAGCGCCTGAAAGAAGTCGTCGAGAGCGTCGTCTTCGAGGGGCCCCGAGCCGGACTGGACGAGGGACCCGCCGGTGCTGGAGTCGGTCATTGCGGGGCTTGGTCGATGCTGTCGATCGACGAGCATTCGGCGACGATGAAGCCCGCGCCGAAGTGGCTGAGATTGTCGACAGAAGTGACGACATAGGGGTCGCCGTTCCAGATCACCTGATCGGGGTCATAGCCGGGCGCGGCGCTGCGCAGCCGGAACTGAGTATGGACCACGATGACGTTGGGCCTGAATTGCGCATCGGCGGAGCGTTCGAGCTTCTCGCCAGACTTGGGCGTCACGACGCCGACGGGCGCCGGACTGATCGTCGTGACGGTGCGGCTCGGCCGTCCGTTGGTCCCGTTCGCGACCGCGATGCGGTTCACGGTGAGAAACTCGGCGAAATCCGGATCCGCGACGATGTCGGAGACGTCGAGGTTAGGCATTGCGCGAACCCTTCGGTCGGATCACGGAGGTGACAGCGTTTCGCATCTGACCGCTGTCGATCAGGGGCTTCTCGCTGGTGCGCCCCCTCGCCTTGCGCTTCGCGATGGTGGACGGCGCCAGTGGCGCGAACGGACCGTCGGTAATCTTACGTTTCGCCCCGCGCTCGCCCAGCAATCCGGCGGCGACAAGGGATTTGACCGCGGCGTCGCGGTGGCCGGAAAGGACCTCGTCGGCGCCCTTCCGCAGCACCTTGACGATCCCCGGCTTCTCATTTGCCACGCCCGGCTCGAGCCACGGCCGCGCCGGAGTATTGGTGGCGGGCGAGCCATTTTCCATCAGATAGCCGATCTCGGCATTGTTCAGTGGGTGGGGTTCCGATGGGTCCGGCTGGCGCTCCGCCGTGGACGATGGGATGCCGACAAGGACCTCGCTCTTGGCGAGGCTCTTCAGACCGGCGAGGACGTTGGCGACCTTGTCCTTGGTGACCCGCAGGGTCTTGGGGCTCAAAGCTGCACGCCGCCGGCGCCAATCAAACGAGCAAGACCGAGATAGCGGCGGCCGTAGCTGGTCGCGTTCCACTCCCCGCCGCCATCCAGGGCGACCGCCCCGACATCATAGGCCGCGCTCACCTTGTCCACGGCCTTGGCGGCGAGAGGACCGCTGGACTGGCCCGGAACACCGCCCATGGCCGCCGCCTTCTGCGCCTGCGCCGAGAGGGCGAGGTTGTGGGCGACGAAGAGTTCGGTGCCGATGGTGAGCAGCGCGCCCCACTGGATCGGGTCCAGCAGGTTCGTCGCCACGCTCAGCCATAGCTGGATCGTCGCCGTCGGATAGGCCGAGGCGTTCGCGAACTCCGGAAAGTCCGTGACGAAGGCGGTCGGGTCCACGGCGCGCTCCTGTCAGGCGTCAGGCGCCGTCGACCGATTTGACTTTGGTCTTGCCCCTGGCGTCGGACTGCGGCTCGGAGAAACCGATGGAGACCAGGGCGGCGCTGAAAGCTTCCGCCGTGATCTCCGGTTCCGGCTCGCCCTTCGCGCTCGGCTCCCGCATCCCTGCGGCGATCTCGGCTTCCTCGGCATGAGCCGACTTCTCAGCCGCGAGGTCGATCGCTGCGTTAGCAGCGGCCTCGGCGGCCGTCGCTGCCTTCCGGGCGCCAAGCGCATACTCCCGCGAGCCCATGACAGGCTCGTCGGGATGAAGATGCAGCTTGGTGTACCAGTGGTCGGCGACCTCGTCGTCGGCTTCTTGGGGGCCGATTCCGATCTCGCTGATGGAATGATCGGACCGAGTGAGGCGGAACGATCTGGCGACGTTGATGATGCGCGGGGCCACCACGTCTAGATCCCGTCCATGTACCCGATCGTCTCGGCGTAGACGATCTCGGTGACGCCCATCCGACCCCAGTAGGTGGTGATCTGATAGAGCGAACGATACTCCAGCGGGGTGCGCTGGAGCGGGGTCATGGCGAAGCGCACACGGTCTTCGTCCTTGGTGTAGGCAACCATGCGATCGACCGTGCCGAGCTGACCGGGGGTTCCACCGACACCCTGGCCGATCAGCCATTTCAGCGGCTGGATGTTCAGCTTCTGGCCGTTGTTGACCGCCAGGTTGTTGTCCATGATGAACTTCATGATGGACTGATTGCCGGCCGAGGAGATCAGCTGGGAGACGAGGTAGCTGTACTGCGCCGGAGGAATGCGCAGCTCGGTCGGAATGACCGCCCAGCCGGACGCCTGCCAGGTCGAGGACAGCAGCGCGTTGACGTCGGCGAGTATCTGGGTCGGCGACTTGTTGACCCAGGCCGATGAACCGCCGGCGCCCACGGCCGGAGCGTTGGTGACATTGGTGACCCGCTGGATACCGCTGTTGGCATCGGCGTTGACCAGACCGTTGAGGCCATAGAAGGCGTCGCCGATATAGACCTGCTCATCGGTGTCCATCTGATGCTTCAGCTGGAGACCGCGGAACTTCTGCGCGTCGATCGGCTGGCCGAGCTTCTGAGAGCGGACCAGTTCGGGCAGAGTATATTTGAGCTCCATCCCCCAGAGGTTCAGGGGATTGGTTGTCTTGCCGATGTCGGCGCTGATGCCGCTGATGGCGTTGGCGTCGGACGAGATCCAGCTCTTGCCGTTGGGATTGATCCCACCGGGGGCCGCGAAGCTCGAGTTGGTGAACGACGACACGTCGTCTTCGACGGAGACATCGGTGCGCAGATCGATGTCCCGCGACCAGGTCACCGCCGCCAGCGGATCGTGCAGCTTCTGGTCGAGCCGTTCGAGTTGGCCGATCAGGAAGGCGCCGAGGCTGTCGATGGTGGCCCGGTCATAGGTTTGCAGTTCGTCCATGGTGCGGACGCTGCGGTACGACCGGATGTCGCGAGGGCCGGCCGAAGCGGCGACCCCCACGAGAGCGGAGCCCGCCAGGAGGGCTCGCGTAGGCGTATGGAACATTTGGGGGCTCCGTCTTGAGGGAATGGCGCGTCGTCACGACGGGCCGAGAGCCGCTGCCCAGGCGGCGTTTGGGGCGGAAGGGGCGGCGCGGAGCCCCGAAGAGGTTAGATGTTGAAGGCGACCTCGGTGTTGTTCGAGGCGTCGGCCGGACCCGTGAAGTACGAGCTCGGCAACGGGATGTGGTTCATCTGGATTGAGAACGAATCCCCCGCCACGAAGGCTGTGCCACCCGCCGTGAGGGTAAATCCTAGCTGGGCGTTGCTATATGGCGCGCCGGTCGCGCCGGCGGGGAGGACGGCGCCATCGGGGTTGGTCACCGAGAAGGTGGTGGCCGTTAGCATGGCGACCTTGTAGGCGCCGGCCTTGAAGCTGGAGCCGGGCACAACGGTCCCAAAGGTTCCGTTTCCGGTGTTGCCGCCGGTAGCGGTCACCGTCGCGTCGGGCGCGGCCTCGACGCCGCTGATCGGCTTACCCGCCGAGGCATTGGCGCAACGAGCATAGACCTTGCCCTGTTTCACCGACGGCGCGGTGCCGCCGAGGACCGTGGTGATATAACCGCTGTTCATCACATCCACGGGGCCGGAAGCGACCGGGGTGGCGACGCTGAGCGGATCGGTGCCGTTGCCTTGGATCGGGAAGGCGCGGACGAGGAAACCCTCGATCGCGGTATCGGTCGGGATCAGGGTGCGGACCTGGTGCGTGGTGGCGTCGATCTGTACGGCCTGACCGTAGGCGGTCGGGGCGTTGGGCTGACCCGCAGGGGTGATGATTTGGGTCTCGACGTTCGCGGCCCAGGCTCGATTGATGTCACCCGGAATGCCGGCAGGCATCCGGCGGTTGAAAGCGACCATGGTGGTTCTCCTTGAAGTTCGGATGCTTGACGGTGGAAGGGAGGGCCCCGCTTAGCGGTTGGCCCAGTACTCGCGATTGCGAGCGTTGATGTCGGCCGGGGTCACGGCCTTGGGCGCCTCGCCACCACCCCCGCGAGTATCGACGGTGGTGGTCCTGGTCGTGTTCGCGGCCTTGGCGCCTTCGGCGGCGGCGTTGAAGAGAACGCGAGCGGCGTCGCAGGTCATGCGGGCGACCTGGGGCTTGCCGCCATAAGCCTTGATGACGTGCGGTGACGCTGCGTCGAGGGTCAGGGCGCGGGCGAGGACGCGCTTGCGGAAGAGGCAGAGCGCCTTTGTGGTGTCCGCATGGGGGGTCTTCGCGTCGAAGGTCGGCAGCTTGACACCGGGGACTAGAATCTCGGCGCGGCTCATCGCGTTGCGCCACGCCCCTTGCAGGCCGGCGGAATCGGTCGTGCCCTTCTTCTCATCTTCCGGCTCTTCATCGCCGGTCTCGACGTCGCCCAGGTCAACGCGATCTTCGTCCTTCATCTCGGCGGGCTTGATCTCTTCGTCGTTGACCTCACCGGCGCCGGTGGCGGCTTCGGTTCCGGTGCGAGTCTTGTTGGCCTCTTCCAGGGCGGCAAGACGCGCGGAGAACGGCTTGTGCCATTCCGGCTCGGCTTCGTCGTCCGTGGTCTTTTCGTCGTCGCCCTTGCTCTCGCTCGACGACTCCCCGGCGGGGCCGTTGACGTGGACGTGGACGTGGGTGTCGCCGCCCTTGTCGTCGGGATCCTCGACGCCGAACTCATCCTTCGCCGCCTCGAGCTCTCGGGTGAAGGCGGTCTCGTCCTTGGCCTTGAAGGCGGTCATAAGCCGGTCCAGCGCCGTCATCCGCTTCGCGGGAATGGTCTTCGTGGTGGTGGTGCGCATCGCGTGGTCTCCTATGGCGCATCGGGGTCCGCACCGGCCGTCTTCGACCAGGGCGATGTGATTGCCGGTGATGTTGAATTGGCGGGCCTTGCCCGGTTCGGACTGGTCGTAGTCGGCGTCGTAGCCGATGGAGATTTCGCGCTTGCCCTTGCCGATCGCCTCGATGGCGACCGGGCAGGTCACCATGATGTCGGAGAGGAGGAGGTCGCCGTCTTGACGGACGTTGAGGCCGAATCCGGCGGCGATCTCGCGCCAGCTTTGCAGGTTGACGAACTCTTCCGGATGATCGTTCGTGAACGGCTTGCCCTGGAAAGAGGCTATGGTCGAGGTGGCGAAAAGGTCCTCCGCTGAGCGGGTGACCCGGATGACGCCGTCCTGATCGGCCTCGACGTCACCAAGCTCGCCGGCCGCGTAGAGCATCTCGCCGGTGCGTGCGATCGGCACCTCTTCACAGAGCAGATAACCCTCGGGAGTGATCGTGCGCTTGGGGCCGAGGCGCTCAGTGGTGTAGAACCGCATGCGCCCTCCCCTGTTGCGATGAGCCGTTGGACCGACTGATTTCCTTCGCCGAGGCAACCGCGATGCTCGAAGCGCTGGCGCGCGATCCGGACCTGATCCGCGCGATCCGTCCCGCGAACGAGTGGGAAAGCGGGCCGGTCCCGGTATTCGTCGTCGTCGGCGCCGATGAGGCCGAGTTGACCTTCGGCTACAGCATGGGCGCGATAACCGAACTCACCTCGATCAGGTTCGGCGACCGCTTCGCCAACGCCCATGACTGGGATCGCCAGCGCGGCTCCAATCCATGGGATGCGGTTGCCGAGCTAAAGGCTGGCCTGCTGGAATCGATGATCAGTTCAGCGTCGGCCCAGATCGGCTCCGGTACCGAAGCAATCCCTGCAGGCCGTCGTGGTCGTGACGACCGGGTTGTTTGAGACCTCTGCGAGCGCCCTGATCTCGACGGGCGTAAAGGGCAGGACACGCACATAGCTCGCCCCGTTGCAGTTCGGGCAAGGAGCGGCGCGCTGGTCGATCCGAGCGGGTGCGTTCCAGTCGGCTACGGCCCTCATCAGCCCAGCCCCTTGCCCTGGCGAATGGCCGAGACATAGACCGGGACGGCGCGCGCCAGCCCATCCTGCCCGACCCTGATCATCTCAGCGACCTCGGCCGGGGAGGCGTTCTGAGCGGTGACCGCGATCAGCTTGGCGTAGGCGCCGCCGAGTAGTTCCAGCGAGGCGCGGTGGGTGTCGGACGGCGCGATGCGGGCGGCCAGCTTGAGCGCCATCTCGATGAGGCGGTTCGAAGCCCTGGCCGGCAGGACGGTTTGTGCGCGCTGGGTCATCGCGGGAATCTATCCGATTGGGCATCGTCGATGAAGGGGATGATCGGTTCCGGGTAGCATCGGCAATTGTAAATCTGCCCGGCATGGCAGGTCGTCCCATCCGATAGGGTCGGCGCCCTCGCCCAGTCGATGACCTGGCCTTCCATCTCTCGGTGAGACTGGCGGACGTCGGAATCGTGCGAGGTTCGCCAGATATACTGGTTTGCCCCGATCGAGGTCGCCCTGACCATGACGAGGGCCGAGGCGGTGCGGGCGACTTCGGTTCGGGCGATCAGGGTGGCGCGGCTTGCGGCGACCTCACCGGACCGCATGATCTCTTTAGCGATCTCGCTGGCGCGGGTGGAGTCCGCGAGCCCTTCGAGGGTCAGCTTATGGGCGCGCTGGCCAGCCTCGATGGGAAGAGACCGGATGAGATGAACCTGGCTGTCGAGAAACCCTTTGAGGGCGTTCCCGACCGGGGCGCGGTCGAGCTGGTCCCGCATCGCCCTGCTCATGAGCCTCGCGTGTTCCGCCCAGCCCCGCCGTTCCTTGATCGAGATTTCTTGACCGATGCGGGCCGCGGTCGCGCGGGCCCAAGGCGTGACGACCTCGGCGTAGCGGTTCAGTTGCTCCTGCAGGCTCTCCGACGCGCCGGAGGTGAAGACCTCGCCGTGGCTCTTGGCCCACGCCTCGATCAGCATGCCGACCTGGCGAGCAACCTTACGGAGTTGGCGACCGTAGTGTTCCTCGAGCCGGCGGGCGCGGATCAGACCGGCCGCGCTGCGGTCGGCGGTGCGGGTCACTGAGCCTCGGGCTCCGGCTTCTGGCCCTGGCCTTCCTCGCCCTCGCCGCCGCCCTCACCACCGTCGCCCGGCTCCTGCTGGGTTTCCATGGCGAGCGGCGGCTCGGCCTCGGCCTCGGCGATGTCTTCATCGGTGATGGAGCCGAACAGCCCGGTGACCCGGCTGGTCGCCTTCAGTTCCCTCAGCGCCGTAGACCGGTCGATGATGGCTCCATCGGCCATGCGTCCGATGGACGTGGTGGTCTTATCGGCGATCTCGGCGCGGTCGGTGTCGCTGAGTTGCCAGAGCGGGACGAAGTCGAAGTCGAAGTCGGGCGGCGGATCGGCCCCGAAGGTGGAGCGGAACAGGATCGGCAGCAGGCGGGAGAGTCCTGGACGGAGCTCGATCTCCTGGCGATTGGAGATGCCGTCGTAATAGTTGCGAAGATCGCTCTCGCCCGAGGAGTTGAGCCCCGCCGGCGACTGGCCGAAGAGGCGGACCAGCGGGATTTCGGAGGCGCCGGAGAGCTGCTCGCCGAACTGCATCAAGATGTCGGACAAGCCGGAAAACGCGTACTGGTGGGTCTCGAACTTGTCCTTGGCGTCGATGAGGGTCAGCCCCTCGTTCGACTGCATGAACCGGATCATCTCGAACATCTTGGTCAGCGCGGCCATGGCTGGCCCGCCGGCGGCGATGATCTCGCGGAGGTTCTCGACCGAGACGGTGCGCAGGTGGGCCTTGTAGACCAGCTGAGCCGCGCCCTGCGTCGTCGAGTCGAAGGCGAGGAGCCGATCGAACAGCCGCTCGATCACCGAGAGGCCCCAGCCATTCTCGTATTGGCGCTGGAAGAACGGGAGGCGGACGCCTTCGAGGCGCACGACCCGGCTGTAGTGGATGGCCTGGTTCTGGGTAAAACCGGTATCGCCGGCGTTGACCTTGTAGAACGTCGGCTTGCCGAAGTCGGGGCCGGGCGCCTGCACCAGGTCGGAAAACGATGGGTTCAGCATCCAGCGATCGAGGACCGCGATGCCCTGGAGCTGGCCCTTGGCGACCGTTTCCGGCCGCAGCGGCGTCGACGTATCCTGGCCGTTGATCTGGATGACACCGACCGCGCCGCCGTAGAGTCTGGCCCATTTGGCGACGTCGTTGACCTCTGCCCGGAGACCCAGGCGCCGCGTCTCGGCCGCCATCTGGGTATGCTGTTCCGGGGCCAGCGTTCCTTTGTATTCGACCCATTCGCGGGTCATGTCCTCGGCCGGAGCATCGACGACGCGACCGACCAACCAAGATCCCCGATACATCGCTTCCAGTTGGATGCGATTGCGGGTGATCGGGTTGAAGCCGTAGCTACCGCCGTCGGCCTGGTTGCCGGTCCCGACGCCCAGTCTCGCGACGAAGTTCTGGTAGCTGTCCCGGGTCACCAAGTTCTTGGTCGAGCCGGCCGCGACCCTGACACGGGGCTTGATCATGCTGTTACCCCGCGAGCCGCTCCCAAAGCGCGAGGCCACCGCGCTGTTGGATGACGCCGTCGAGGCCGTAGCGGATGGCGTCGATGGTGTGGTTATCCTTGTCCAGCAGGATCGGCAGGACATCGCCGGTCAGCTTGTCGACCTTGTAGCTGTAGACCCGGAACTCACGCGCGGTGTGCTCGCAGCGGGGATGGATGACGATGCGCCGGAAGCCCTTGAGATGGGCGATACCGTCCTCGACCGAGCCCGACCATTTCTTGGCGCCGTCGATCTGGAAATCGCGCCGGCGCATGTAGCTGATGGTTTCGGGCCGGGCGCTGTCGGCCTTGATCGGCCAGAACTTGACGTCGGGCACACCATCGAATTCGCGGCCGTCCGTGATCTTGCCGCCCGTGAACATGGTCGGGAGGTCCTCGATCTCGACCTCCGCGCCGACCACCTCATGGGTGATGAAAAGGCACTCGTCCTCGATGTAGAACCGGATCAGCGCGGTTGGGTCTTTCGAGAAGCCCCAGTCGGCGCCGAAGTAGAGCCGGGCGTTCGGGATTTCCTCGAAGGGCTCGATGGTGACACGGTTGCGGAAGACGATGGCCTCGGCGAGGGTGAGGTAGTCACCGAGCCATGTGTGGCCGAATTTCTGGACGTCGCGTTCCCGGTCGCCTTCCATCTCGTCGCGGAGGACGTCCGGGAACCAAGGGTTGTCCGTATAGTTTGCCCGCACGACGCAGGAGTTGCGGGGCGGTGCGTCGCCGCGAAGGAGAACGTCCACGGGGTCCGTGGCGACCTCGGGGTTCCATGAGAACCACAGCTCGGAGCCGGGCTTGCGGATCGTGGGACGCAGAAGATCGATACTGCGCTGTGAGAGCTTGTGTGCTTCCTCGCCCCAGCAGACGTCGATGCCTTCGAGTGACTTGATACTGTCGGCGGTATAGTCGTTCATCCCGGCGTAGATGATGGAGCCGCCGCCGGGCGTGACCGTCAGCTCGTTCTGGCAGTCGAAGAGGTGGCCGACGCCGAATTGTTCGATCTTGTCTTCGATCAGTCGCTTCGCCGACTGTTTCAGTGTCCGCTGCACCTCGCGGACACAGAGCCCTCGAAAGCCGGGCCGCAGGATGGCCTGCTCGACCATTCCCCCTGCGAAAAAATGGCTCTTGCCGGATCCCCGGCCGCCGAACGCGCCCTTATACCGCGCCGGCTCCAGCAGCGGCTGGAACACCTCCGCTGTCGGGATCTCCAGGACGGACGATGACACGCTTGATCTCTCGGATGACGTTGACGTTCCCGGTGTGCTCCATCCGCTCGACGTAGCCGCGCGAGCGCCCCTTGGTCTTCAAGAGGAAGATCACCGCGGTCATGTTGCCTTCACGGAGCGCCTTGATCAGTTGGCTCTCCGCCAGATCGACAATGCTCTCGCTGACCTCGGCGCGGACCTCCTGAAGCTCCTCGTGCTGCTCGCACATGCGCCGGACCGTGGAGCGGGCGCAGCCGAGCTTCTCGGCGGCATGGGCGATGATGCCGCCGCTCAGTTCTAGGGCGGCCCTGACTTCCGCGACGGTATGGGCCTCGGGACGGCCTCGACCGCTTTCAGCTTGGCTCGCCATCGTCACCTTCCAACTGGGCCAGGCGCTCGGCGGCGAGATCGACGACGTAGCGGATCGCCATGGCGCTGTTCATGATCTGGGCCTTGGTCTTCGCCTTCACGACGAGGTCGAAGAACGCGGCGAAATCGGCATACGCCGCTGCGTGGATAGTCGCCTTCGGTCCAAAGCCCTTCAGCGCCGTGGTCACGACCGCCTCGTCGTCGGGCAGGAAGAGCAGCGTGATCTCGCGATAAGGCAGACCGACCGAGACGCCCGGCAGGGGACCAAGTTCGGCGCCCTTCAAGATGCTGTCGTCGAGGCCGCTGTAGAGCTTGGCGCCCATGTCGAGGCCCTGGAACATCTGCGCCAACAGACCTGGTTCGTCCTGACCGGTGATGGCGTTGTGGCTGATCTGGAGCGCGACCTTGCGCTCTTCGCTCAGGAAGGAAGTGATGCGGATCACCGCGACCTTTGGCAGGTCCGCCGAGATCGCCGCATCGACCCGGTGATGACCGGAGATGATCTCTTCGGCCATATCCCCGAAGCGGTAGGTCAGCGGCGTGGAGGTCAGGACCCCGTCCTGGCGGACGTTGGCGTCGAGACGGTCGGCCTGCGCCTTCGTCATGAACCGCGCGTTGATGGCTTGGCGCTTCAGGCTCCGAGGATCGACCTCGACCAGTTCGGTTTCGAGCGGTCCCCAGCCGTCAGCGACCGCGGCCGCCCCGGTTGCCGGCTCCGCCGTCGCGTTGCTGGAGCCACCAGCGGAGGGCGGCGTCGAAGGTTTCGTCAATGCGGTCGCCTCGATACTGCAGCTGGTAGCCCGCCCCGGTGCTGGTCCGCTTGATGACGTCGTAGACGCCGCGGTACTTCATCGAGGCCGCGCCGTCCGAGACGGCCGTGGTCTCGACGCCCTCCCATCGGCGCATCGAGCGGGCGCCGGCCAGATCGAGGATCGCGGCGTTGAGGCTGAGGCGTGAGACCAGCTTCGAGAGCCTGCCCTCGCGAGAGGTGGCGACGTCGCTCATCAGGTAGAGGTCGGGCCGGCCGAAGTTCGGCAAGGTGTAGGTCAGGACGCCGGCGAGGCGACGATCCAGCCATATCAGGAAGTTCCACATGCCCGGCGACGCAGCGATCGAGCGCTTCAGGAAGATGCTGCGCACAAACATCGCGCGGGCGCCATCGATCTCGGTGACCTCGACCTTCGAGGCCTTCGTCGCCTTAAGCGGTTCCGCGCGCTCGAAGGGGAACGCCTTCATGGGACGGCGGCCGACCCGCAAAGCGGACTTGGCGTCGGAGGCATAGACCCGATAGCGCTTCTCGCTCGGCATGATGCAGAGCGCCGCCGGCTTCATGCCGTCGATCTCGACGTCGGTCACCAGGATGAATTGAGCGCGCTGCTCGGCTAGGCCTCGCACGGTGGCGACGATCAGGTCTGGGGTGATCTTTTCGAAGGCCGGAGCCGCCCAGGTGACGTTCTCAGCGAGGCGCTTCACCGCCGGCGCTCGCCCCTTGGCGCCGACGAAGGGAGGAAAGGCGAGGATGGGCCGGTCCAGGTCGATGGCCGCCCGGAGCTGGGTTGTCCAGTCGGAGGCGAGGAATCCGGACAGCAGCGGGAGATGAGGGAACGCCGAAGCGATGTGGGCCTCGAACGCATCCAGGCGGGCCGCCAGGTCGCAGCTCAGCGCCGCCCGCATTCCGCGCTTGTAGGCGCTATCGCTCCCGCCGAGGAAGCCAGCATATTCCAGGCCGAAGTGAAGAGCCGCCAGACGTCGGCGAGGCTCCGGGCCCGCCGCCACCTCGAGGAACGCCAGCGGGCCCGTGAACTGGAACGCCAGGGCGCGCCCGGCCAGATACTCCCCGGTCGCGCAGGACAACAACGAGACATCGTTGCCCCAGAGATCGGCCGTCGGCAGCGCCTGCCCGATCAATCGCTCGAGCTTGAACGCGCCCGAGCAAGCCACCCTCCACTCATCTCCCCCAATCCGAGAAATGAGCGGGAAGACTTGCTCGACTATTGGCTTTGCAAGTGTACCTAGAGACATAACCTCTTGCAAAATAAGAAGAGAGTGCTATGTTTACAATGTCTTAAACCCGCAACCTAGGAAACGACCATGAAGACCGCATCTTGGTTTACTTACAAAGGCCTCGGCAGAATCGGCATCTCACAAGGAACGCCACGTTTCGCTCCGGCCGGTTACCGCAAGTTTATTACCCTCGCGCCCGACCGCGCCTGGATGCACGAACCCCTCGACGTCTACGAACCGCTTTACCGGGCCAAACTGGCGGCGCTCGATCCTCGGAAGACCTGGGACGAACTCCATAAACTGGCCGGGGACGCCGAGCCGGTCCTGCTCTGTTTTGAGAAGCCACCCTTCATCGGGGCGAACTTCTGTCATCGCCGCATGGTGGCCAGCTGGTTTACCGACACCCTCGGCCACCACGTCCCCGAATTCGACGCCTCGGCGGCCCTCGCGGCCTAGGAGTTATTCGAGTATTGGCGGGCTTTTCTTGTTTACAGAGCCCGCCAATACGCTAACTTAACTAAGTTACTTAGCCCCATCGGGGCGCCCAGCCAAGGAACAAGACATGGCCTACATCAATCAGCAGAAGAAATCGGAAATCGTCGCGGCGGCCAAGGCGGCCCTGCCAAAGGACTGGACCGTCAGCTTCAGCATCTCGCACCACTCTACCCTCGTCGCCACCATCACCAAGGCTCCGGCCTCGGTTCTCGACGACTACAAGGCCCCGGAGGCGGGCTACAGCCGCCCCTACGTCAACCACCACCATCTCGCCAACTGCTGGTCCGGCGAGGCGTTCAAGGTTCTCGACGCCCTCCGTGGCGTCATGATGATCGGCAACCACGACCGCAGCGACAGCCAGTCCGACTACTTCGATGTCGGCTGGTATGTCGAAATCCAGTTCGGCAAGCGGAACAAGCCCTGCGTCTTCACCGCTTCGGCCGAAGAGGTGGCGGCGTGACCCAGCGCGACCTCTTCGTTTCCGAACCCATCGCCGCAGTAGAGCCGATCTTCGGCGGCGACGTCGAGGGCCACGATTTCCGCGTCCTCGCCGACCTCGTGGGCTCCGGCGCGGCTCGGACCCTGCTCGCCCGCTTCGGCAACCTCGCCGACGCCGCCTCGGCCGATCCGGTGGCCGTGGAACGGGAGGTCGGCGCCACGGCCGCGAAAACGCTTCGGGCGGTGCAGCGCGCTGCCTACGCCATGGCGGGGTCTCGGGTAAATCGTCGGCAACTCCTGACGACGTGGGGCGCCCTGACCGAATACCTGATGACGACCCTGGCGGGTCTGCCGCGCGAGCAATTCCGGGTCCTGTTCCTCGACAAGAAAAACCAGCTCATCGCCGACGAACTCATGGGCATCGGCACGGTGGACCATGCTCCGGCTTATCCGCGCGAGGTCATCCGTCGAGCCCTCGAGCTCAACGCCTCAGCCATCTTCCTGACCCACAATCACCCGAGCGGCGATCCGGCGCCGTCGCCCGGTGATGTCTCCATGACGCGCCAGATGAAGGACGCCTGTAAGGCCGTGGGCCTGACACTCCACGATCACGTCGTCGTCAGCCGCGCGGGCTGTGCCAGCCTCCAAGCGCTGGGGCTAATCTGATGCCGGCCGCCCTGAAACGAGCCGCCCCGCCGGACACCGCTCAGCTACGCGCCTGGCTCGAATACGTCGCGCAGACCGCGATCGACTGGCTGGACGAACTCGACGCCCCGACCATGGACCTAGAAGAGGAAATCGCAGGATGAAGGTCTACAGCAATACCTACCAGCGGGCGGCCGTCGCTGCCTATGGCTCCGATCCGATCACGGCTCACAAGGGCGACACCCTGGCGCTCTTCGTCTTCCGCGAGATGTCCGACGTGGAGTCGGCCGACGAAGCGGTGGCCAGGATGGAGACGGCGATCGAAGACCTGACCCGGTCGCGGGATGCCCTCGTGCGCCTCGCGCATGATATAGGTCCGCCATGACAGCCGACGAACTCGCCGCCGCCCGCCGACAGCTGGGCTGGAGCATCTATGAACTGGCCGACGCCCTACAGCTCAGCGGGACCCGGGAACAGGCCGGAAAACGCGTCCGCGAAATGGAGAACGGAGCCAGAGAGATTTCGGGTCCGGTCGCCGTAGCTGTCGAGGCCTTCATTGCCGGTTACAGGCCGAAGTAAACCCGAGTAAATCTCCCCCGTAGGCGCATTTTCTACTTGTCAGAGTGCGCCAGCTTGCTATGTTTAATTCATCAGCCCCATCGGGGCGCTCTTCGGAGATTAGGCCAATGGCCAGAACCCGCCGCTCTTACGACGCCCGCACCGGCCGCGACAGCCGGTCAGCCTCCATCCTCGCCGCCGCCTTCTGCGCCAAGCCCGAACCTCGGGTCTATGACCTCGACGGAAACTGGCTCCGGGTCTGGAAGAAGGACGAGCTGCAGCGCTGGACGCACGACCAGGTCGCCTCGGCCCTTGGCGGCAAACGCGCCTTTGAGCGGGTCGAACTCAACGAAACCATCCCCCCGACCGCGGTGAAGCATGCCCTAACCAAGGGCTGGTTGTGGGCCGACGCTTCCGACCTGCTTTGGGTCACGGAAGCCGGCGCCACGGAATTGAAGTTGCCCCGCAAGGTCGGCGGCGTCACCATCCGCTTCCTGAAGAAGGCGGCATGACCATGGTCGACGTCCTTCCCCTCGACCAGATCGATCCGAACCCAGATCAACCCCGCAAGGAGTTCGACGAGGCCGCGCTGCGCGAGCTGGCCGACAGCATCATCGCCGAAGGCCTGATGCAGCCGATCACCGTCACGCCCCGCCGAGGCCGCTACATGATCGTCGCCGGCGAACGGCGCTGGCGGGCTCACAAGCTCGCGGGTCTGGCCACCATCCGGGCCCAGGTGCAGGAACTCGACGACGCGGCCGTGATGGTTCAGGCGCTGATCGAGAACGCGGTCAGGCGCGACGTCAATCCGCTGGAAGAGGCGGTCGCCTATCAGCGGTGCCTGGACTTGGGCGTCACCACGGAGGACCTCGCCCGACGTCTCGGCATCCGGCAGGTCTGGCGGATCGACGAGCGGCTCTGTCTGCTGCGGCTTCGGCCGGAGTACCAGGACCTGCTACGGAAGCGGCAGATCGGCAACTCGGAGGCCTATGAGTTGGCCCAACTGTCGCCATCCGGGCAAGACCGGCTCTTCGCCCGTATCCGAGCCGGCGAGTGCCGAACGTTCAACGAGCTTCGCGCCGCCAGCCTCGAAATCAGGGAGAGCGAGCGGGTGGTGGATATGTTCGCCCAGGACGCCGACAAGCTGACCGAGTCGGAACGCCGCGCCGCCCGATCGCTGGAGAGCCGTTTCGCCCAGGTGGTGAAGCTGTTGCGGGCCTCGACGGTCAACAACGAGGTTGTCGCGATCCGGAAGGTCAACCCGGACCGGGCCGGCCATCTCGCCGTCTTGGCCCATGAGATGCGGGCCGAGCTGGCGAGGATCGAGCGGGCGCTGGCGACCGCGGCTCTTGCGGAGGCGGCGTGATGAGCCCTCAGACGGAACACTGGCGTGAGGCCAAACCTCACGAGTGGGACGCCGAAGCCTATGCCGAGGGGGCGATCGCCAGGATCCAAGGTGGTCGCAACCCCTACCCCTTCGTCAGTCCGAGCGGCTCCTGCTGGCAGGCGGGTTGGAACGATCAGGACGAAACCATCGAATTCCACCGCGCCGCGACCGAGCGGGCCAGGTCCGGTAGCGTCGGGCTCGAGCGCGTCCTGCTCGCCAATGGCGCCGCCGAGCAGGCCCTTGTTCCAGGCGTCGAGGCGATCGAGCCGTCGGCTGCGATGATCGATCGGGAACGCCGTCGGCGCGAGGCCAAGCGCCGAGCGTCGGCAGACCTCGGCCCACTGTTCGACGAGACGGTCAAGGCGCAGGCCAGCCTGTTCTGATTGGAGCGGGGGGCGGGAATCGAACCCGCCAGGATCAAGAGGGTATCCCGACCCGTCGCCAGAACCCGCGTGGATGTTGCAGTGTGCGCGGGGGTTTCGCGCCAGCCCGGTCTCAACCCCGGTTTTTCGCAGCCTTTGAGGCGCCTGAGTTTGCGGGCTGCGGGAGTTTGCGACCCTATCGCGCGATTTAAGCTGGCGAGAACGGCGGAAATCGGCCGCAAAGATGGAACGCGGCGCGGTCCTGCGTCGTGTGTTTAAGCTCTGAGCTTTGATGGAGACGTGACCGGCCGCGTGTTTTGGGTGCGGGTGCCGGATTTGAACCGGCGGCCTTCGGATTATGAGTCCGACGCGCTACCGAACTGCGCCAACCCGCGATGATGGGGGACTACGGTGGGGCCGCTCGTGGGGCTCGGTCACCGCGTTATCGACGCATTGCGCCGCTTGGTGTTGGATGTCTGTGTTCGGCCGGGGCGTCAATGCGACATCGCATGGGTGGCCATGTGGCGCTTTGTCGCACGTTGGTAGGCTCCGGCCAGGTTCTCGCAGGCGACACGGAGGATCGCGCCCTGAGCGTCGGGCAGTCGCTCGCCGGTTACGCGCACAACGACCTCCCTCCAGTCTACGCCTCGGCCTTCGATGACCGCGGGTTCGCACAGAGCGACCAGGAGACGGGCGCTGGCGGGTCCGACGCGATCGAGCACGGCTTCGATCCGGGCGCCGGCGGCGAGACGGGCATCGGTCAAGCCGTCGGGCTTCGCGGTACCACCCACCCGTGAGCCGAGGTCGCCCCCGCTGCTGACGACGCGATGAAGGACCGCGATGTCATCCTGAAACTTGCGGATCGCGTCATAGGCCCCGGCTCCGAGCTTACCGCGTGACTGAAAGAGGTCGAACACATCCTGGCGGCGGGCGCGGACGATGCGGCCGGCGACGTCGTTCCGGACGGCGACATCGCCGTTGGCCGCCAGTCGCAACCGCTCCGCCTCGATCGGAGCGTCGGGCTGGGCTTCTTGGCGCGCCTCCTGTCGGCGCTTCACGATATCGGCGGGTGAAGTGGGGCGCTGACGCTGCTGATTGCGGCGCTGAGCCCGATTTCGCTGTTGGATCTTCGCGGCCTTACTCATTCGCTCCCCCGTGCGACCCGACGTCCAGAATTGCTGCTAAGTATTTCCGACATCTGAATATTCATGGCCTCTCCGAGGCGCAGGCCTTGGCCCCAAACCGTCTGGATGGTGTCGCGGCCGAGCCGCTTTTTGATCTTGCAGAGAAACACGTCGACGATCTTCGCCTTGGGCTCTTCCTCGGCATCGCCGTACAGGGCGTCCATGATCGCTCCCTTGCTGACGACGCGGGGATATCGGCGGTGGAGAAGCTCGAGCATCCGGGCCTCTGAC